AATGAAGTTTAAAGCATTAGTATTCATCCGACTACGATCACAGGTTGATGACTCAGCAGGTAATGCTGTGAGAGATGCCTGTAAGCGATTGTCAGAGTTAGACATCAAGAAACTTAGATTAGGTAAGGTGATTGATGTTTGGTTGGAGGCAGAGACCAGAGAGTACGCTGAGAAGGAATTAGAAATGCTTTCTGATAGATTTCTTGCTAACACAGTCATGGAAGACTGGGACTATGAATTGACTGAGATTGAAGAATTTCCTAAAGGTATTGAATAATGGATGATTTTAACACACCAGGATCAAATAAGTCTTGGATGGATGATGGGTTTAAAAAGTATGTAATTCAATATCAACTAGATAATGTGGTGAATTTATTAGATGCTAAGATCGAACGCTGTCATGTTTATAACAGCGATAATCGAGATGAAGTATATAATCAAATCACAATTACCTACAAGGATAAAAACTAATGCAGGCAGTTATCTATTCAAATGGAAGTCAAGAGTGTGAGCGCATGGCGTCACTACTCAAGTCCCTCGGAGGAGAGTTTTTAGAATATAAACTTAACGAACATTTTACTCAAAGAGCATTTGAGGCAGAATTTGGTGCTGAGGCAACGTATCCACAGGTATCCTTAGGATACTTGCATTTGGGTAATATGCATGATACACTAGGTTACCTTAAAGAGCATGGAGTTCTCAAATGACTAACGACAAGTGGAATCGGGGTCTTGACCTTTTTATTGAAAGTGTCCTTAAACCAGACCATGCTCTGAGGCAGTGTGCTCGTAATCAAGAGTGCTATGATGAACTGATGGAAATTCGTACTGAAGTCCTGGAACAGTTGAAATCATTAAGAAAAAACTAAAGTGTATCACATTACACACTTGACATAACATAAATACTAGTGGTATAATTACCATACGTTCATCCGAGAGATCGGACGCAAGTAAGTCGCGGAACGGAGCCGTTCATCCCATGCTAGAACTATTATTCTATTCATCACTCACCTGTGCTCAAGCTGATGCAATTATGCTTCGGATGAGAACAAATGAGAATATTCCTCCTGAATATAAGGTGGAATTGATTGAGGTCATGAAGGAATCAACACCTGATTGCTATCCATGGGACGCACACGACTGAAGGAACGGGGATTAAAAACCCTCTACTACTTTAGGAGTAACACAATGACTACAATCACATACCGTGGTGTCAAGTATGACGCCGATGGCTACAAAGCAAAGGTTATTGCAGAGCAAACTGCTCATCGCAATCATAATCTTATGTATCGTGGCATCAAGGTAGAACGTAAGTTCGCATCAAAGTCTTAATTTTGGTGCTATAAATAATGTGGAGGGTTCTAAACCCTCCTTTTTACTATGAGGTAACCATGGAAAAAGATAGGTTAAAGTCAATAGTTCAAAATTTAAAATTAGTCATAGAGACGTTAGAATCCGAAATATATTCAGACGTGAAAGCGTATACCGATACCAGGGAGAATTACGATGATCCCATTGAATATCTTAATAATGATGACGATGACGGTTACCCTGATTGATTGTTAAAGCACCCTTGACAGGGTGCTTTTTTATTGCTAAAATAACTCTGTAGTGTTTCAAACATAGAATGTCCGTTAAGCTTATCTCAGTTACCCCAGATGCCGAAAAACATATGGCATACTGTGCTCGTGTGTCAAATCCAGCAAATCAGGATAATGAGAAGTTCAGTGGTCTTCTGAAGTATTGTATTAAGCATCAACATTGGAGTATCTTTGAGCAGGCATATATGACTGTTGAAATTGAAACGACTAGGGCAATCGCAGCTCAGATCCTGAGGCACCGTTCATTTACATTCCAAGAATTTTCCCAACGTTATGCTGATAGTTCCTTACTCTCAGAGAAGATCCCCCTACCAGAACTCCGTAGACAGGACACCAAGAATCGTCAAAACTCTATTGATGATATGGATGCATTTGAAGTTCAGAATTTGGAAATGCAAATGACGACATTATTTGATTCAGCAATGGCATTGTATAAACAAATGCTTGAGCGTGGAGTTGCAAAAGAATGTGCTCGTAATGTACTCCCAATTTGTACGCCCACCAAAATTTACATGACAGGCTCAGTTCGGTCATGGGCTCATTATATAGATCTAAGGACCGCCAATGGCACTCAGAAGGAACATATGATTGTTGCAGAAGGTGTCCGTGATGTTTTCAAAGAACAGTTCCCCGCAGTATCAGAAGCACTTGAATGGTAAATGTAATTCGTCTAAGGGTCATAGGTAGTGCGCTCGTCATTGTTGCCTACTTCATTGTCCTTCATGTAAATGTATTGGTTGGTGTGGCAACACACCTTATTGCAGATCTTATTTCAGTTCCTTACTTTATAAAGACAAAATCCTGGGATGTGGTTATAATGTTAGCATTCCTACTCTGTATTTCATTATCTAAGTTACTATGAACATCTTTGTAACTGACCTCAGTCCATATAAGTCTGCTGTTGTTCTTCCTGACAAACATATTGTCAAGATGCCCTTAGAGACCTGTCAGATGCTTGCTATTGTATGCTCTGACAAATGGGGTCATGGGTTTGGCACTATTCCTAAAGCAGATGGTACTCCATATGCTACAGAGAAAGGAGCATTCCGTAATCATCCATGTACTATCTGGGCAAATAATTTTGTGCTAAACTGGCAATGGTTACTCGCTCATGGTCTTGCTATGTGCGATGAATACACCGCTCGCTACGGTAAGGTCCACACCTGCTTCAATACTCTTCTAGCAGCGAAGGACATACTGCCTACCGGTGATCCTCAAGGACGCTCAGGGAAGCATACAACGCCATTTGCGAGGGCAATGCCTGAGGAATACAAACTCGACACCAACATAGATACATTTACCGCATACAAAATGTATATTGCGAGTAAACCATGGGTCAAAGATAACTATCTAAGACTTCCTCATCGTAAACCAGACTGGATTTAATTATGCCAACTTACAACGTTAAAAATTTAAAGAATGGAGACACTTTAGAACTTAGTCTATCCATTTCTGCTTATGAGCAATGGAGAAAAGATCACCCTGATTGGGATAAAGACTGGAATGCTGGTGGGTTTGGAGGAACTATATACGGTGAACCTAAACAATCACAAGGTTTTAAAGAAGTGATGCAAAAAGTACAAAAGCGTCACCCCGGTGCTAACTTATCCCGTTATACTTGATTCTATGCCTAGAAAAAGAAATTCTGCTCCAGTCCCATCTGGTATGTCTACTAAGCAGATGAAGAGAAGGAAACCTATCAATAGTGAATATCTTAAAACTATTGAACCTCTCACCGAGAACCAAGAAAAGTTCTTTCATGATTATTCTTTAGAACAGAATATGTTTGGATATGGTGCTGCTGGCACAGGTAAAACCTTTATTGCTCTTTATCTTGCGCTCAAAGATGTGCTAGATGAAAATACTCCATATGAGAAGATTTACATTGTTAGATCTTTGGTTGCTACAAGGGAAATTGGTTTCCTTCCAGGAGATCATGAGGACAAATCATCACTTTATCAAATTCCTTATAAGAATATGGTAAAGTATATGTTTAAGATGCCAGATGATAATTCATTTGAACTCTTGTATACTAATCTGAAAGCACAGGGAACTGTGTCATTCTGGTCCACATCATTCATTCGTGGTACTACATTTGATAATGCTATCCTGCTGATTGATGAAGCACAGAACCTGAACTTCCATGAACTTGATAGTATCATCACCCGTGTCGGTGAGAACTCTAAGATTATGTTCTGTGGTGATGTAGTTCAGACTGATCTAGTCAAACAACATGAGAAAAATGGCATTATTGATTTCATGAAGATCCTAGAGGACATGAAAGAGTTTAGTTTAATTGAATTTGGTGTCGATGATATCGTTCGTTCTGGTCTAGTTAAATCGTATCTCGTAAGTAAAATGGGGCTTGGTCTTTAGTATGTTTAATCATGTTGGTAATTCTTTAAGTGAACTTCCTGATCCTACTACAGTGAATGGAGTGCGGTATTATCGTACTCCTAGTGGTAAGAAACTCCCATCAATCACGTCTATCACATCATTAAAATCTCGTAAGAGTATTGCTGAGTGGCGTAGACGTGTTGGTGATGTAGAGGCAAATCGTATCTCTAAGCAAGGCACTGATCGTGGTACTAAGTATCATGCATATGCTGAAGACTACTTCAATAATATTGAAGTGAAACCAAAAGATCTTATGGAACAGATCAGTAAACCATATCAATTATTTGAGAATTCCCTTCCTTATTTTGATGACATAAATAATATACACGCTCTTGAAGCACCACTGTATAGTGAATATTATGGTCTTGCTGGTCGAGTAGATTGTATTGCCGAATAC